AGACCTTTAACACGCTTACCAAAGGTTCTTTGATACATTGCTGCTCTCTTTTCTCTTCCAAGTGTTGGATCCTCACCCTTTCTCATTGGTGATGGTCCTCCGACAACAACATCACCTTGCTCAGCACCTGCCTTTTCTAATTCTTTAGGCAAATTTTTTTGTGCCTTCACAAAGTTTCTACCAACTTTCATTGAGTACTTATCCAGTTCACCCTTGTATCCATAATCATCTCTTCTGGGAATAAAGTCAACCTGATGAACTGGATTTCTTTCTTGACCACCAGTTTGTACCACACGACGACGAAACTCTTTCATTTTTCTTGCAATTTCATTTGTAGAAGGTACTCGATAGGATGTACGAGATACTGTTCCTAAAGGTCTTCTGACTGGTACAGGTTTCTTTGTTCCACTGGCAAGTGCTGCTGCCTTTCTACCAGATGCAATTGTATTAATTTCTGTATCTACCTGAGTATTGTGTTTTGGATGATTGAATGTACGATCCGCATATTCCTTTTCGGGATATGTGGTATGATATTTTCCCTTATCATCATAATCAAAACGATTTTTTGCTCCACCACCCTTAAATCCTGCCTTCTTTGCAGCAGATCTTGCAATGGTAATATTTCGATCTCTTGGTGTTGCTCCACTAATCACAGTATTTGACCTATCCCACCTAAGTTGTGATTTGTAGCGTGTTGCAGCAGATGGATTATAAAATCTTGATCGTGGATTAATTTTTGTAGCAAGTTCTTGTTTTGCCGCTAAACTATAAACATCTTCACCCCTTTCTGCACGACTCATGACTGCAGATGGTCTTGCATTTCTTGCCGATCTTGCTGCTGAGGTTGCACGACGACCACCATCAGCGGTTCTTGCAGTTCGACCTGCTCTTGAGGATGCCTTAAGTAATTTAAGTGCTGCTCTTACTGCTGCGCTTTCTTCTAGGAACTCTGAGAAGGTTTTCATTTTTTCTTTGACTGCATTGAATTAATTAACGCAGCAGCACCAGTTAATGCTGCACCAGCAAGTGCTGCTCGTCCACCACCCCTGATTCTGATTCTTGGAACCTTCGGAGTAACTGGTGGTTTGATTGCAGCAGGTTTTGGAAGACCTGGTGACTTCATAGGTGCTGTAGACTTTAGAGCATTTAATGCTTTAGTCTGTGAAGGTCTTGATGGTTTTGCTGGTGCAATCTTTCTTGGTCCAAATTCTTTAGCTAAATCTTTGGTTATTTTAATTCTAGAATCTCTAGGTAAATGCATTCTCTTGGCATCCATATTAACTAACTCATCCCTACTTGCCCACTTTGGATCTAAATTACCTGAGAGTGGAGTAATGCGCTGAGCACCCTTTGCTGCCTGTCTTGGTGATGGATTACGTCCAACATGTGCATATTGTCTTCCTAGTGATCCAGGTTCACCAAATCCTGCAACATTAGAATACAGTTTTGACCTTGTATTACGTTCACTAGTATCATTACTGATTGGGAAGTTTGTTAAAATTGAGTTACTTGGAATACGTGGAGCAACTTGTTTTTTCCACATATCAGCAACATTTCTTGCAACTCTTCTTGCTTCACCTGGATTATGCTTTCTTTTTCCTGAACGATTGTACCATTCAACATCATAAACTGGTTTATTGCCTTGAGATGGAGCAATCTGATCCCTTTGGCGAATTCTCATCTCAAGATCATTCTTAGTATCACGCACTCTCATACTATAACCTGAATTGGTGTCTATGTCATATCTACCAGTTTCATCGGGTCTTGAATCAAAGTCAGGATTATTTGCACCTCGACTGACTTCGTTACGTCTTCTGCTACCCTGTCTTGTAATTCTAAAAGCTTGATCAGATGTTCTGTTTAGATCTCTTTTGAATTCACCTTTTTGTCTATAATACGAAGAAGTTGCCTTACCATAAGGAGTCTTTCCTGATGGTAAGGGTTCATCTGGTTCGTAATATCTTTCAGATATTTCCAAAAACTCTTTAAAAGTTATCATTAATTTTGATTTAACTCTTAAGGTTATTTATAACCTACCACCATTATCATAACTTGAATTGATAAAATCAATTAATTCTTCTTCAGTAATGTCTTCCAACATTTTATCAAATTGATCTTGATCTTTTTTTAAGTATTTGGAAAATGGATTAGCGTAGTTTTTATTGAAGTTTTTAAGACCAGGATTTACTGAATTTAATTTAACATACAATTCACTGGGTTTATGTCCAAAATAAGACTGCAACCAAGGACACAACCATACTTCTTCAAACAAAACCATGTCCAAATATGTCGTTCCAGAATCATCAGTTGATTGAAACGAAAGAACTGTAGTTGAATTTTCAAAATCTTCTGTACTTGCGATGATTTCAATCTGATCTCCAGCGACTGCCTTACGATTCATATCAATTTTAAAATATTCATCTAAAACTAATTCAGTTCCATTACACAATGGTTCCCGAATTGTGCTATTGTGATCATGATCAAATGCCCAGATACCAGATTCAGTTTTATACGCAAGAATTTTAATGTTCATTTTATTCATTAGACAACGGATTTATAATCTGGAGGAGGAAGATCTTTATTTAACATATGCGTTAACTTTCTTTCTTTTTGAATTTGATGTGGAGAAGGAAGATTATACTTTCTTTTAAATCTCTCGTCTTCATATTCTTTAGATTTACCACTTCCAGCGTCTTCTAAAAACTGAAAAAAAGTCTTCATGTTTTTCTTTTTATTTATTCCACATCTTCACATTGTTAAAGTTAGCATGACTGAAAAGACTACGGTTGACCAGTTTATAAGTTCCATATTGATTACTCATCACATAACCCTCCGCATCCACACTTTCTCCATTCAAGTATGTTGCAGGACCGTCGTTCCTACAAAGATACAAACAATCTAATTTAATACTCTTCACAAGTTTCCAAAATTCAATCAACAGACGATCACACTCAAACTCTTCAGCATTGATCTCACGTTGCTCACGAATGCAGGTATTGATTTGTTTTTTGATTTTTACTGCTTCCTTCTCAGAAACAAAGTTTACAAGTGTTGCCATTTGACGGGCAAAATTACAAACTTCCTCCACATCAGCAAAAGACTCTTGATGATGAAGAATGTATGCGTTAGGTTTTACAAACTTAACATGAATATCATCAAAGACTTGATAATGAGTTTCAATTGGATAGGCAATTGCATCCCGCAGATCAGACTCTGCAAAATAACACGTATGTGGTGCAATGATCAATTTATGAAACACTACCTCAGGAAACCGATAAGTGATGGTATTAGGAGTGTATTCAGTATTTCCACCATAACCAATGAAATCACCTTGAAAGATACCTTCAGTATGTGGAAGATAATCAAAGCAATCATGCAGAATGCCTGCTACATTGCCTTCGTAGAACTGATCAATCTCTTCATGAGAGTGAGCAATGCGAATCTTAACTTTATTGAATACTGCCTTTGTACCAACAAAGAATCGGCCATTTGCAGGATCAGTTCCCCACACAATCGCAGGGCAACCATCCATCTTTACAGACAGATGTCCAGGTTCAGTGAACCAATCCAGGACACTGAGATCTCCAGTGAGAATAGAATCTTCAGGATGTTCGATGTGAAGGTTTTTCATCGGTAGGAAGGAGCAGGAAGTTCAGGACGATTCATTTCTGATGCTGTTTTTTGAATGTTGAGCATCATACCGTCAAGTGTTTTTGCGACTGGTGCAAATCCAATGGTAGCAACAATAATGCCAAAGATTGCACCTGAAATGAAATTAAACATTGCAGTCAGGATGCCATTTTGCTTGATTTTTACAAAATGCCTCTTGAGTTGTCGGATGATCGTAGATAACTGGTTGAGTTAGTTTTTGAAGAGAAACTCCAAGAACTACTCCAAAAACTGCCATGATACCATAGAAAATGTAAATCTTTTTCATGATTGAATGACCTCCTGTGGTGTATGAACATAGTATAAAGCACTCCAGATCTCTCTAGAGTGCTCAGTGTGACAGTTATGAAAGTGTCACTTGTTCATTGACATAGTTGGTACGGGAAGACCATTTTCAGTGGGAACATAAATGGTCACGTTACCTTTTTGTGAACCTTCTTCCAAACCAGTAATGTACAGATACTGGAGATACTCACGGTTGCCCTTTAGTGAATCGCCAATGATTTGGTTTGCTTGAGCAACACCCTTGGCACGTTCAACCTCTGCTTGTGCCAGTTCTTTAGCACTATCCAGTTTTGCTTTTGCTTCAAGCACAGCAACCTGGCGAGTATATTCTGCTTCTTGTAGTTGTGCTTTACCACTCAGGGTTTTAGTCCACACACCATACTGGGGAAGACCAAAAGCAAGACCAGCAATCACAAGAATGCCGATGCCTACAATAAAACTACCTTCAGCAGACAAAAAACCATTTTGTTGTTTCATTTTGAAGAACCTCCAGGAGAATTAAAGATAGCATTGGCAAGAAAGATGATTGCAAAGTTCTGCCAAAAGGACAAGGTTACACCAAACCAAGACAGAATCAAACCGAGCAACCATGCCTCAAAGAAGAGACCAGCAACGGCAAGGACAATTACAAAGAAAGCAACACTAAGAATTTTCATCAGATTGCCTCAGTTACGATTTTAGCACCTTTGAACTTTGATCGAGCACTCTTATTCTTAGTATCCACACCAGTTACTACAGCAACCTGAGGAGTGTTAGAACCAGTGTAGAGAAGAACATCACCTTTCTTCAGAGTGTCGGGAGTACCAACATAATGTGTCTCTTTACCTCCCATCGTAGCACTGAAGGTATAAGGTACAACTTCTTCCAGGTCTTTCTTATCAAAGACATGAATCTTACCAGTACCCTTTTCTTCAATCAGATATTGATTTTGACTGTTAGTACCAATGTGAGTACCATAAGCAATAACCCCATCAACAGTGAAAGAGTAAAGAGTTTTAGTGTCAGCAGTCATTTCAGTTTCCTCTTCGTAAAGTTTTAGTTCGTTGCCGTAAGAAGTGAAAGATTGTTTAGATTCAAGATACTTGCAAGTATATTGACCTCCACCATATCCTCCGATATAAGAATAGGTAATTTCTGCAGGTTTTTTACCGTGGAGTTTAGTGACAATATCACCAACATTGAATTGTGTCATAATTACAGACTCGCAACCTCTTCCATAATGTTTTCAATGTCTTGTTCATCACGATGACCCATTACATCATCAGCGATGGGAGTATCATAGCACAATTTGAAATTGTCTGATGTGCCTTTGATAACTGCTACTTCATACAGATCCTGTTCGTAACCATATGAACCAGGGAATCGTACCACACTCACACCATACCCATTATCAAAGAAATGTTTTACATGAATACCACCAGTGATATAGTGAGGTTCAAAGTTAAGATCAGTAAATTTCATAATCAGTTATTGTTGTAGGGAGGATTATCAAAGCGATGCATCCAAATATCATGCGAACGTTGCTTGATATCCATCAGCATATCGTACCTTTTTTTGATTTCAGAATCATCAGGAAGAATATCGACCTCATAAAAACCCATCAGATCATAAGCATCAATGGCATGATTTAGAATTTGATTCAAAAGATCATGTTCTTGAAATGAAAAATGCATTGCAATCGGTTTTTGATCACAATAATTGGTTTCATTCAGTTCAACAAATGCTGGATCCATGATTTCCTCAATAACAGACATAGTGTAACGGATTTTGTGTATGATTGCAATAGTTGTGAAACAGTTAAAAAACTGGCACAACTTCCACTTGCGTACATCCTTGTGCGATCACATGCTTTTCCCACATGTTAGCGTCTTCAATTTTATAGAAAGTTGCGACTTGCTTGGATTGACTTTTTTTCTTGTTTTTGGTGTAAATGACTTGGTACTTCATAAGGATTTTCAATAAAGATTTCAAGTTTAAGATTATCGTTCCAGTGTTTAATTACTCCAGCAATGATGAAACAATTTGTAATCAGATATGATGCAAAAATAACAGTTCGAATAATTGCAATGGTGTCAGATTCACGATCACACTTTGATGCCTTTTCACCTAATGCTTTTGCCCACCATCTCCACATGTTTTGTTTTTTCATTTATCCGATTCTTTCAATAATTTTACATCTTTCCATTGTGAAGGAAAAACTAATAAACAAACATTTCTTGATCGGTCATCAAATTTTTTTAGACAAATTGTAATATACTTTTCGGATATAAAATCAACAAAACCGACATGTTTCTCATACCGGACTTCTAGACCCTCATAGAAAGCAGTCATACAAATGCTGCGGTAAGTGGTGTTTGTTTGATTTGCATTGCAGAGTATGATGTCGTATTCTTAATATCAACTACACTACCAACTGTCGAACTGTTGATTGGTGCATGATAGGCATTTGTTTTTGAGTTAAAGAATCCCCATATGCAACGAACAGAATTGCCACCATTGTAAACATATTTGCGATGGTCAAGCAACCAAATTGAAGTGACATTTCTTTTAAAACTTTTGAATTCATAACTGTATCCTTTGGGTGCTTGATGAGGAAAATCAATGATCTGGAACTGCTCGCAAGTAGTTTGGATTGTATCCTTGCTTAAGATATTCGTTGAGTTTTTGATTACACTCTTCTTTTGTGAGTTTTGTTGCACTTTCATCAATCAATTCCCAACCACCTGTAAAAAACTCTTCAATACGATAAAGTTGTGTCATGTTGTAAATGCCTCCAGAATACCAGACTTATATTCATCAACTAGTGCAAACTTCTGTGCATTGACAACTCTCTCCATAATGCGATCAGTGTATCGATCATCAAACTGATCTTCGGAAGAAAGAATCTCAAATGCTTCAGTGTCACTTCCTGCAATGAGATTGATAATTCCACCATACTCACTGGAAGGAAATGGAACCCAATAGTCAACAATGTAAAGATACTTCATTTCTTGTGTTAGTTTACTCCTCAAGTTTAGTTTAAAATAAAGAATTTGTCAACGGCAATCACATGAATTCCATCATGTAATAATCACAAGTCACTTCAAGTTCTGCTGCCTTTTCCTCAATTTCAGAAGAAATCACCTGATTCACAAGTGATCGCGCTTCGTAGCAAAATTCTTCGACTTCAGCATGATTCATAAAATCTTGAAATGCTTTGATGAATTCAAGAATTTGTTGTTTGTTCATTTGGAAAAATTCGATTTAAAATGTTTTGACAATCATCATACAGTTTACTTTCAAATGGAACAGAATGCATCTGATACTTTTGAACTGCTCTGTAGATAATCTTTAGTTCTTCAGTTGTAAAATTCATTTAATTAAAATGATGGAGTAAGATCATATCGCAATTCAACTTGTGATCGGTCCATTTCCTCCCAAATTGTGTATAGTTTATTATAAAGCGAAGGAACACTTCCATAATCCTTAGCAATTACATTTTCTTCACCCAAATCTAAACTTTGTAGTGCAGAGAGGAGAATACCGATCTCATGCACGTTGAGTCTTACAAAATCTTCAGTCATTTTCAATCCCAAGATACATCTTTAACCAGAAAACCAGGCATCACGTAACTATATCCGTTGACACCATTGATATTACCAATCTTATACTGCCATTGGTAATCAAACTTGTTATGAGAATCCCAAGTTACAAATCCACGATTTTCTTCAAACCACGATTTAACTGTAAGACTAAACCGATTAGAAAAAACATTACGAGTCCTCAATGCCCCATTGTCTTCCCGAGTATCAATCACAGTACAAGTATCATACTTGAATTCGGTAGAAGTTTCAAGATAACAATCAGTTTGATACCGATGTGTTGTAAATGCAAATGATGGAAGGGGGAGAAGTAGAAGAAGTGGAAGAAGTTTTTTCATGATTTTCATGTATCAGTCTATATTATAGGGATTGAGTCAGGCGATTGGGAAAGTAGTGTGACACTTGACGAAATGGCACACCCCTGTCTTGACAATACTCATAATAGAGTTTTTCCTCATATATACGTGCCTCAATTTCGTGTGGTTGTTGCCAATAGTCGTAAGATTCCACAGGTTCTTTACAATAAAGCATTTTTCCACGACGAAGGCGCAGTGACCCATCTACCCATTGCCTCAGATGGGTCAGTTCATGCAAAAGAGTTTTTATATACAACTCCTTACACATATTTGTGTCAAGTTCAATCAGGAACGATCTTGGGCGCCTTGATTGATCTTGAATGTCACAATATCCATAAACGTGTTCGCGTTTGAGACCATGATGCAGAATTTCTACATTAATCTTATGGCGGGGTAGAAATTTATTTAAAAACCAAGTGGTAACATCCTCACAGAGGCGTTTAGAATAACCGTATCCAGAATGGCAGAAAAAAGACGACATGACCAATGAAGAAACCAAATGAATGACGAAAAGAAAATCAAACGATCAAAATTATTATACTTCATAAATCAACAAGCAAATGTGAGTCCTCCAATTGATGCACCAAGTGCAGTTGCCCATCCATAATTTTGTGGATAATTCATTGCAGCGGCACGACCAATAGCACCACCAAGAACGGCACCTAATACAGTTCTTGTAGGATTGCAGTTTGGATTTGTTGCTCTACCATAGTACCCACTATTGTAACCATTATAATATTGATTTGATTGAACATATCCTTGATTAATACCATTACAAGGAACATTATAAGTTTGAATACTCACACCTCCTGATACATAATTGCCATAACGATCATATCCACCAGGTTGATATACTTCCCTATTTTGTGTGCAAACTGGAAATTGATTTACTTGCTGTGCCTGAACCGTTTTAGGAACAGCAAGTAAAACAAAGGGTAGAAGAAAAAGAAGTTTTTTCATTTTAGTCCATCCAGACAAATAGAACAGAGACAATCATCAGTTTTAGGAACTCTAAACATAATGTGATTTCCAGAGCAACAATCTTTATCGCCACATTTCATACAATTATCACAAACCCACTCTTTTTGATTACGGCACTTGACGAAATCCTCAAGAGTGTAGTTTTGGAGAAGGTTAGTCATCAGGTGTTTGTATGTATGAGAGTATTATAGGGCATTCGGAGGGGTCTGTGTGCTCCTCTGTGCCAGTTGTTGAAGTGTCCTTATGATATTCTTATTCTTTTAGAAGTGTCTATATTTTTTGCTCTTTGATATTGTGTGAGATTTCCTGCATTTGTAATAAATCCAGTTTCTAAACATTTCCATTTTTGATAAGCAGACCTTTCTCTTATTTTTTGTTTGCTTTCTTCACTATGCTTTCTATCCTTTCCTGCTTCGCTTAATTTTTTTCTTTGTTCTTCGCTTATAATTTTTCCTCTATTTCCATCTCCTATTTTTTTTCGGGTTTCCTCACTTGGAGATTGTCCTTTATTCCACGGAGTTTTTCCTTTTGCCGATTCACTTAATTTTTTTCTATGTTCATCACTAATTTTTCTACCTTTTAACGATTCACTTACTTTTCTTTTCCATTCTTCATCACATTTGCCTCCTTTATTCCAAGCAACAATCCCCGATGTTCCATCACCACCATCAGTTCTATTATGAAGAATACCAGTTCCCAAATCCTTCCTACCAAGCACGGAAATCATATACTTTTCGTGTTTGAATGCTTCTTCTTCTGTTAGGTTTTGTTTCAGGAATATTATTCTGGATTTATCTTTTGGTGGTTTTATATCTTTTTTACTTCTTTTATATGCTCGTCTTTCTTTACCCTTACCAATATAATAAGGAGTTCTATCTTCACGCAAGTATGCGTAGGTATAAAATCTATATGGATTTACCATAGTTTTACTTTGTGTTTGGTCTGTATTATTTATACAAGAAAAGGTGCCCGAAAGCACCTAATCTCTGCTTCTGCGACCAAACACAAGCATCTTTATTTATCGTAGATACAACCAACTTCCTGCCCAATCCGCATTAGAAAGAACCCACTCCCTCTGCTCAATAATGCGAAGATCAAATCGAACACCTTTGGCAGGTGCCTGCCACGATGCAGACTTATAAACCTCACCAGTTTTCTTATCCACAAAGGCGTGGACAGAACGCGAACCATTCGCATTCATAATGATTTTGTGATACTTACGACCCGTTTCAGGGTAGA